CGGTTTTTTCGCCGCCCATGTACCCAAACTATTTATCCATGACGCGTATAATACCGCCATTATCGAGAACATTCTCAAGCGCCAAAAAGCAGTCCTAAAACAAGTGAAAAAGGAAATGGATACGTATAAGAAGTCATCCATTGACCCAAGGACGTTCGTTGTATTGGATGATTGTTTGTATGATAACAAATGGACGAAGGACGTGATGATGCGCCTCCTCTTTATGAACGGACGTCATTGGAAGATCATGTTAGTCATCACAATGCAATATCCATTGGGTATCCCTCCAAATCTCCGCACCAATATCGACTACGTTTTTATCCTCCGCGAGCCATATATTGCGAATCGTAAGCGAATCTACGACAATTATGCGGGCATGTTCCCCACTTTTGAGAGCTTTTGTCAGGTCATGGACCAGTGCACCGAGAATTATGAGTGTTTGGTCATCAATAATAACGCGAAATCGAACAAATTACAAGACCAAATCTTCTGGTATAAGGCACAACAGCACGGGCCATTCAAACTCGGCAGTAAGGAGTTCTGGGAAATATCGAAGAATCTCGGTTCTGATGATGAAGGCGAGCAGTCGTATGACCCTAATGCTGCGAAAAATAGCAAGGGTCCGAAGATAAATGTGAAGAAGAGTAAGTGGTGAGGGAAAGCGCTCACGAATTGGTGAGAGTGGTTCTCCAAAATGAGAAGCGGTTTGCCGAAATTAGCATTTAATAGAATCCGCTTTTGTCGCAACAAAAGCGGTTTTCCGAAATTAGTATTTTAACCTTATTTTTCGCTTTTTTATATGAAAGCAACATCGTTGAATCCACCGCTTTTATAAATCCGCTTTTCATTTATAAAAGCAACATCAATTTCCTTGTTCAATTTTATGAAAAAAAAAGCGTTTTCATAAAAACCACTTTACAACCATAAAGCGAAATCAACTTAAAGACATCCGTCTATACATAGTATAACATACGCTCATAACGATGTCCTCCGCTTCTTCTGCCTCCGCCGCCTCTTCGGCAACTCTCAATATTGTTGAACTCATCGAGAAAAACCCGATTACAAAGTTGTCTCAAAAATATAATAATTTTCTTCTAGAAAAACTCCAAAAAAACTTCAGCACATTCGAACAGCAATTGTTTGTCAGTAGTTTTTATTGTTATCTGAATTTCGATAAGAATACTGACTTTGTTATTGATTTGGACGATGTATGGAAATGGTTGGGTTTCGCACAGAAAATAAACGTTAGAACATTGCTTGAAAAAAACTTCAAACTCAACGTAGATTATACTGTCTCCATTCCTGAATATAAAAAATCAGAACAACCAGAAAACGTGTCAGGTGGTAGTGATGAAGAACAACCAACTGAACCAATCATTCCATCTAAACCCAAAAACGGCGGTCAAAACAAACAAACTATCAAACTGACCATCCGATGCTTCAAATCACTATGTTTGAAGGCACAGACAAAGAAAGCAAGTGAAATACATGACTATTATTTATCATTAGAAGACCTAGTTCTTCATAGTATTGATGAACAGACCAGCGAACTCCGCGCCCAACTCGAACAAAAGAACGAAGTCATCAGCACCCTCAACCAAGCCACCATCACCCTGACCCAAGAAAAGAAACGCGCGGTCGAGAAGACGCTTATCACTCAGTTTCCTTTGAATACTCAAACCATTTATTTCGGCACCATCGACAACACCAACGCCGACAACGAGAAACTCATCAAATTCGGACAGACCAACGACCTCGCCACCCGCGTCGCACACCATCACAAGAAATACGATAACTTCATCCTCGCCGCAGCATTCAGAGTGTCAAATAGAACCGAAATCGAGAACCACATTAAAGCACACCCGAAAATCAAGCGCCAACTTCGCACGATTGAAGTGAGCGGTAAAAACAAGACCGAAATCATCGCATATGACAACACAAATTTTACAATCGCCCGCTTGACAAAACATATCGAGGATATTATTCACTCGAGAATGTATAATGTGGAAAATTTCAACAAACTGCTTCAACGCAATGAAGAATTGGAAGCCGAAAATGCGAAGCTTGCCAACGACCTCGAATCGAAAAAAAAGACCATCCACGACCTCACACTCGCCAATAATGAACTCAAAGAGAAGACCGCGCAACAATCCCAAGCACTTCAAGTCGTCGCGACCGAAAATGAATCTCCCTTCACCCAGCACATTCTTCTTCCTGAGAATGAAATGACGAAAAAGTTCGACGAGTTCGTCGCGACATGCTGTATCGTGCGTCCCGATGTGGAAGAAGAATCCGTAAATCTTGAAGGACGATTCCGTCTTTGGTCGCATACGAAACCAGCGAAAGAAACCTTCCACGCATTGAAACATTATATGGACGTAAAATTCAAACCCAAGCGTATCGAACGTATTCACGGTTATCAGGGTATCAAGTTGAAGACGGTGGAATACAAGAAGGTTATCGCAACTGAAGCCGAAAATCCAGCACAGTTTAGTGTTGAAACTTTTATTTTCGAGTGCTGTAAGTTCTCCGACCGTGGCAAAATCCTGAATTCTACACTTCTGAAAGAGTATCAGAAATGGAAAATCTCCGTGGGACAGACACCAAGCGAGACTGACATGAAGAACCTTAAGACCTATCTGAATGCGTGCCCGAACGCACTGAAGGCGACGATTTGGGCTGAAAATAATTCCAATGAAGGGTTTTACGGTCTCGCTCTAAAAGAGAGTTATTACACGATGACACAGGCAGTTATTCAAGGACAGGCCAACCCAGTGATTAGTGTCCAAATTTCAACCACCGGTAAGAAAGTCGAGAAACGCCTTGTCAATTCAAACCAAGTCTTGAAGACATGGGATACGATTGCGAAAGCCGCTGCCACCGAAGGCTTCTCCACCGCCAAAATGAGCCGCAGTGTCAAAGACAAAACAGTCTTCAAAGATTATTATTACTGTGTCGCGCAGTCCGTCTAAGCAACGAATTCACACGACTAGTAATAATAAACAATCGCTTTATCTTCGGAATTATAATAAATAATATTATCCTATAATATAATTCACTCACTCATTCTTCCATGAAAACTCTCCAATTTACACATCCGAAGACCGCATCTTCCACCGATTTTTCAGCCTCATCTGCTGAAGCAAAGAATTCATCTCTTAGTTTTGGTGGTGGCTACAGCCAGTCTAGTGGTTGGAATGCCAACGTTACATTCACCAAGAAATGGTAGATAGCATCATTTAGCACATTATTATTACTGTAAGTCACAGTAGTAATAATGACCATTATTTCGTTTTCATATCGAAATAATTCAAATACTAATTCTCCGCATCCGCCTCCTTCACCGATGACAAGCGCGACAATCCATGGTCATTTTTCTTATCCATGACAACATCATCACTCTCGAAAAGCTCTTTACGCATCTCCTCGACAGTCATCGAAAGAGATGACGTTTCATCGTTGTCATTCCAGATACCGCCACCGACACTCGCAGTCGCCCCGCTCGCTCCGCTGCTCGCACTGCTACCCTCCAAGTCCTTCGGCTTCGCATCCACCAACGTCTCGCCATCCTTCGCCAACATCTGCGTAAGTTTGTTGCCACTCTCCTTCGCCAGCTTGATATTCTCCTGAATCGCCTTCGCCTTCGTCTCCTTTACACGCTTATCAAACTCGGTCTTCGCCTGCTCCTCATTCTTCTTCTTCTCCGCCATCAACTGGTTCAAGGTCTCCTCCATGTATTCGACGCGACCGGTCTTGTATGCATCCGGATGAAACGGCACCCACATTCCAACTGGTCCAACGAAGACGTCATGGTTCGGATCCACCTCGCGCAACATCTGACAACGCAACTCGGCCTCCTTCTGAGAACCAAAAACGCCGCGCACCTTCAACCCGCGCACCGATGTCTGAAAGTTATGCTTTTCGTTGAACTCGGCTTCAAGGTCATCCTCATGCTTGTCCAGAAAAGTCTTGTATTCATCGTAGATATTCGTTTTCTGAAGGATGTCCTTCTCTTCTTTAGCAAATTCCTGAAAATCAGCCGACATCTTGTCAAAACTGACATGGTATTTGAATGAAACGAAATTAAGGAATTGGATGAACTTCTCCATCGACTTCTGGTAGTCCCAATAATGAAGAAATTTTTGGAAAAAGAAATGGTCTTTCTGCTTCAAAATGTGTTCTGGTGAGACGAAAGAAAGGCACGCGAATTTCTGTCCAGCGATAGGTTTATCTTCCTCTAAAAGGTCGATGTATTTCGGATTTACGTCACCAGTTTTAGTGTGTTTCAATTCAACACCGGATGGGGGATGCGATGACATGTTTCAACGAGTTCTGGAATTATAATATAGTATAACATAGTTGTTTAAGTGTTTTAACGCATTTATTTCGTTTATTCATTCATTCATTCATTCATTCATTTCATTTCATTCATCGCCAACGCCAATTTTAATTTCTTATCAGTATTTATAATAAATCATCCAAATGTCCGGTGTTTTTGATTTAGGCGAACTCGTCAAGAGAACCATTAAGTATTTGGTGGAAGGTGTTATGGTCGCCATCGCCGCCTACGCCATCCCTAAACGCAGCCTCTCCTTCGATGAGGTCGCGTTGATTGCTCTTACTGCTGCTGCCACCTTCAGCATCTTGGATACCTATGTCCCCAGCCTTGCTGTTTCTGCGAGAACCGGTGCTGGCTTCGGTATCGGTGCCAACCTCGTCGGCTTCCCCACTCCTCTCCGCGTATAGATAACCACGTCGCACGCCGCGGATGTGCCAGTTCGCACGACTATAATATATGCTTCAAGTAGTATATATTATAATGATTGTTATACCCGAATGGAATGATTTCCGAAAATGGATAGGGGCTCCTCCACCTAAAAAAGAAAGCGGCGCAGTCATGGAGCTGAGAGAACGATTTAGCAATTATCATTACAAGATTGTTGAACGCGACCCCGACCATTTTCGCATCTTTGTCGCATTATTGATTACGTATATTCTTGTTCTTCTTGTTCAACCTACACGATATTACTGGTGGTATCCGTCGTTCAATCTCTCGATACCTGGACTCGGAAAAGCGTTTCCAGACAGTCGAAGCGAGGTGAATGTCGTCGTCACCGAATACATCATGAAGCGAATGCCGAGTGACGTCGCATTCTTTCGCATGACTGATATGAATCCCGCCGCCGCATTTACGAATGTAATCAAACCCGATGAAATGACGTTGGAAGAGATGGACAAAATCATGACGAGCAGCCGTGTAATCTTTATTACTAAAATGTTAAAATGGAAATACAATCGTGCTCGCCCCGCACAAATCGCGCCTGAGGTCATCAACGAAAAAAACGGGACGCTGCTTCATTCCGATTCAGCAGCAACACCCGCCTACCCATCCGGCCACGCAGTTCAGACCTATTATTTAGCGAAGATACTCTCTCGACAATTTCCGGCAAAGACCCAGGCAGTCATGGAAATCGCGACGAAATGTGCGAATATTCGTATTATGGCGGGGCTTCATTATCCGAGTGACCGCGATTTCGGGTGGTGGGTAGTTGATAGATATTTGACGGATAACTAATTACACCTACCTACCGCTACGGACGAAACGCATGTAGTGGTGGTCTCTTTTTCACTAAATCGGTCATCACTTTCTCGTAATTTACATCTTGTTTCTCGATGTCGCTATACCCCGGACGTTGAATGACGCAAATCGGCGTAATCAAGAACCATCGATGCTCGCGTTGAAGACGCTTCCAATACATATCACATGCGAACTCCGGTTTATTTTTAGGATTCGCAGTAAGACCAACAAGTCCTTCCTCGAAATTCCGAATCAACGTATCATAATATCGGCTACATACAAGGTAACACGTGGCGACCTGACAATTCGCAACACGAAAACAGTAAGGGCTTTCTATTTTGAATGGTGGGAAATTATTTCCTGAGAGTAATAGGACATCCCAACGGTCCTGAACCTGCGAAAGAAACGAATTGACTTGATGAACCAGCACCTCGGGATGGACGAAATGCGCGTCGTCTTCGAAAATGAGAACATGATCCCAGCTATTATTTTTCGCGATACGCAAACATTCGAGATGACTCATCGAACAACCGATTGCGCCTTCTTCGTGATAAAATGCTGAAAATCTTGACGCGGGATAAAATGAAAAATCGGCGGGGTATAAAGAATGAAGGTCTTCAAGCTGCTTTTCAAATAACAACCGCCGGTCGGTGCGAATATCGAGATTAATGTAAATCGCATTTTTAATATCGGAAAAACGACGCAACATAATGGAATGGAATGGAATAATATACATAAATACGATACGATTTATTTATTTCACTTTACATTTCCTATTTTATGACTTAAAAATAGCATCATAATATTCATAATATAGTGTACATTATCATGATTACAGTCAATATTATGGGCGGGTTAGGCAACCAACTGTTTGAAATTTTTACCGCAATCGCCACCGCACTTCGAAACAACGACACCTTCTTTTTTTTGAAATATGAGGAGTTATGGGCCAATAAGGGTTACCAGCGACACACCTACTGGGACACATTATTCAAAGGTTTGTGCTCTTATGTAAACCCGTTGAATGAAGCGTCACAGAAAGAAACAGAATCTTTACCTTCATGGAATGAACCCAGTTTCAGATTCACTCCTGTTCCAACAGATACAAAAAATAGAACACTTCGACTGACTGGCCATTTTCAAAATGAGAAATATTTCAAAGATAAATACACTGAAATTTGTAAAATGATACAGCTTTCACAACTAAAAAATAACATAAAAGAACAATACAAAAATGAAAAGTGGTTAACTGATTCATCAAATGAACGCGTTGTTGTCTCAACCCATTTTCGAAACGGCGACTACACCGCATCCGTGAATGTTCATCCGATTATGACGATTGAATATTATTATAGAGCGATTTCGCATGTGATTCAAAATGCCAACAACAAGCATGAACAAAAATCATTTTCGTTTGTTTTATTTTATGACCCCTGTGATAAATCGATTGTCGAGCAACACATTAAGAAACTGAAAACATTTTGTCAAACAGATAGCACGATTGCGAACTATGCAAATGACATCGAATTTCATCTTGTAAAAGATACAATTCCGGACTGGGAGCAATTATTACTTATGAGTATGTGTGAGCACAATATCATGGCGAATAGCACATTTAGTTGGTGGGGTGCGTATTTCAACGACAATCCTGATAAAATCGTATGTTATCCGAGTGTATGGTTTGGACTGGCTTTACATGATCATGATACAAGTGATTTATGTTTGAAAACATGGCACAAAATTATGGCATAAGACGCGCATACACACACACACGCATCAAACGAACAAATGGAATATAAAATAAACACCATTATTTGTATTATAATAACATGCTAACCATCACCATCATGGGCGGGTTGGGAAACCAGCTGTTTCAGGTATTCGCGACGATTGCCGCAGCAATTCGAAACCGCGACACATTTTTTTTTATGAAATATGATGTATTGCCAGGCAACCCGGGTCATCCGCGATACACCCACTGGAGCACCTTATTACGAGGCCTACTGCGTCATCTTACACCGAGCAACACAGTTACGGATAAAATGTTTCAGACTTTACCGCGATGGGATGAAATCGAGTTTGCCTATCACCCAGTTCCGACCGAAACGGTGAAATATACCAAACCGCTTCGTCTTCACGGATATTTTCAAAGCGAGAAATATTTCAAAGAAGAATATGCCGAAGTCTGTGAGATGATACAACTCGCGAAGCAGCAATCATGGATTAAAAATATATATGGTAGTGAAGTGTGGAGCGGTGATTATCCAGGAAGTCCAGCGAAAAAACGTATTCTTGTAAGCACACATTTTAGAATTGGCGATTGTGTGCAGAATCTACATATTCATCCGGTGATGTCTCTCGACTATTATTATCGTGCAATATCTCATGTTATTTCTTCGACCACGACCACGACCACGACCACGACCACGACCGCACCTTCGGAGAGATATTCATTCCTCGTATTTTATGAGCCATGTGATAAATCAATCGTGGAAAAACAGGTCGAGGAGTTGAAACATCGATGTGTGACGAATCCCGACGGCTCTTCTTACGGTCGCGACCTTGAATTTCATCTAGTGAGAGATACAATCGCAGATTGGCAGCAAATGCTTCTGATGAGTGTATGCGATCATAATATTATCCCCAATAGCACATTCAGTTGGTGGGGTGCGTATTTCAACGCAAATCCTGCGAAAATCATATGCTATCCGAGTATATGGTTCGGTCCGGGCGTTTCACATGACACGCGGGATTTATGTCCGGAGTCATGGGTGAAGGTCGAAGCATCCGTAATTACACGTTTTTGATAAATATAAATCACGATGAACGCTAGGACTGGTGACATCACGACGAGTCGAGAGACGGCGACGGGGACATATACGATAACACTACGCAATAACGGGAGTTATCAAATTACAGTATATGAATTGACTGTGTCAGAGGCTGAGGAACGACCGTATAATCCGTGCCGTTTTTTTCGGACTATTCACCAATAACGCACAAGTGTTTTATAAATCGCATAGTCTCGCGAGTGGCGGTGTGGGAACGGTGCGAAATCATAGACTCAAGGCGAGGCGGACGTAAGGTCGGCGCGCGGAACCAGATCATGAACACGCACTCATGGTGTCGGTATAAACTCCCAGTCAAATTCCAGACATATCTGTTTCCAAATCTGGTCTTGTTCTATCCGTTTCTCTCGATCTTTCAACATCGGAAAGAATGGCAAGAACTCGGTTCGTCCAAGCAACTCGCATAATTTATATACCGTATAATAATAATTCAGGAAATTCACGCGGTCGTCGGGGCAGAATTTCGCATACGGTCCTTGGATATCCATGAAAAGATTACACAACCGTTCTTCCAAATCCGGCGTCATCACCGGCGGTTTAATCCCCAACTTATCTTTAATAAATGGTATGTGCTCGTAGTATTTATTAAACCCGAGTTTCTTCATG